TGGTCTCTTGCTGCCAGCGCTGCCGCTGCAAACACCGCACTTACTCTTGGTGTGGGTGCGGCCGCTATTGCTGCCGGTCTTGTTGTGGCGGCTGGTGCGTTTCTTGTTTACAAAAACGCCACTAAGTCTGCAACTGAGGAAACAGGAAAGTTTAAGGAACAACTTGGCCCAATGCTTGGCCCTGAGTTAACTAACGTCACTGCAAAGGTTGTCAAGACTGGTGGCGCTATTGATGACATGGCAGAGAAAATTAAGAAAGCATCAGACGCATTAAAGACCTACATGGAGGCAGCGCTTAAATCTGCACAGGGCGCGCTTGAAGATGCACAAGGCGCGTTTAACGATTTTGCTACCAGCGTTTCAGACGGTCTAAAAGATGCGTTTAGTTTTAAGGATGCTAAAGATGCTGGCGATGAAACTGGCACAGGTTTTTTGCAAGGTTTGCGCGATCAAGTTAAAGGCATACAGACCTACAGCAAAGATGTCAGCACGTTGCTTACGCTTGGCTTATCGCAAGAGGCATTGCAAGCGGTGCTCGATGCTGGCGGTGAGTCTGGTGCAGCCATTGCAGCCGAGTTAATTAAGGGTGGCTCTACAGCAATCCTAGAAACCAACGCGCTAGTTGAGTCAAGCAAAGTGGCTGCCGCGATCATTGGCCAACAGGCTGCCAATCAGTGGTATGGCGCTGGTGTGTCTAACGCGCAATCATATTTGCAAGGTGTTGAGGCGGCGTTTGCTGAGGCACAAAAACGGCTTGCCAAAAAAGGTCTCAAGATCGCAGACATCAAAGGCATCTCAGCATCGTTCAGCGAGTCGCTTGCTGGCCCATCAGTAACACCAATCAACATGGCTCGACCAGAGGCAGGCAGCGGTGCGCCGGGCACTGGTGTCGTAGTCAACGTAAACGGTGTGATGACTAACGCGCAAACAGGGCAAGCGGTACTTGACGCGCTTACGCAATACACACAGGTGTACGGCCCACTTAACTTGGCGATCAGGTAATGGCTGGTGCAGCCGTCATCACTGGTGGCGATTACCTACTAGAACTATCCACAGGTTACGACTCATCAGCATTTTATTTGGATGACTCAACTCTTGACGGCACAGATGTACTAGACGGCGATGGTCTGGACTATGTAGATATCTCAAACCTTGTGCAAGACATTACAATTAGTCGAGGGCGTAAACGGCCGCGCGATGTGTTTGGGCCCGGACAGATGGCGGTCTCAATTAACATACCGAAAACAAACCGTGACCTAGACCCATTTAACACATCTAGTCCGTATTACAACACGCTCACAGAGCAACCCGGATTAGCACCATTACGAGATATCAGATTAAGCCGTAACGGTGATCGCCTATTTACTGGCAAGATCACCACGTTTAATCAGCAGTACACAATGGATGGCTTGACCCAGTACGCGGTATTTGCTGCCGATGATATCTATACCCTGTCACAAGGTTTCTTACCCGAAACCGCTACCAGTGCTCAAACCTCATCAGCGCGCATTACAGCCGTTTTAAGCGCCGCAAACTACACAGGCACTACATCGCTTACAGCCTCGCCAACAGCCACGCTAGGCGCTTACACCATTGCATCTGGCACTAACGCCAACGCATACCTAAACCGCATCCAAGAGGCTGAACAGGGCCGCATTTTTTGCAGCCGCACAAACGTCTTAACCGCACAACCTCGCACCGGCACAACCCTTGCAGCACCTATTGCCACGTTTAGTGACACAGGCGTTGGCACAGACTATGACGTATTACAAGTTGAGTTTGACCAGTCACCAGTTATTAACAATGCCAACGTCACTATTGAGGTTGGCGGCACATTACAAAACGCCAACAACACTGCCTCAATTAGCCAGTACTTTACGCAAACACAAGCGATCACAGACAGCCTTTTAAGTAACGATGGGCAGGCCGCCACGCTTGCCACATATCTACTCGTGCCATTACCGTTGCCACGCTTTACCAGCATCTCAACAAGTTTTATTACTCTCACAGAGCCACAAAAAACTGCACTTACCATTAGCGAAATTGGTGACACGGTGCAAGCCACTAAAACATTTACCAGCGGCAGCCCACTTGCCATCACTCAAGACCTATCCATAGAGGGCATTGAGCACCGCATAAACGTCTCAACCGGGCATCGAGTCACCATCTACACGGCAGCCACAACTGTGCTCTCAGACCTGATCTTAAATGACCAGACCTACGGAGTGATATCTACCACCAACGCGCTTGCATAAGGTAAAGTAAAACTATGGGAGCAAACGCGCAAACATCAGTACCACTATTTGTTGCCAATCAAGTGCTAACGGCCGCACAACAAAACACCAGCGCCGCTACTGGCGTGCCAGTTTTTGCAACAACAGTTACCAGAGATGCCGCTTTTGGTGGCAGCAACAAAGTTTTGGCAGAAGGCCAATTGTGTTATCTCGAAGCAACAGATGTTGTGCAGTATTACACAGGTGCGGCGTGGGCTACCGTTGGGCCTGCACCAGCACCGACTAGCGGATTAAATTTAATTAGCGCAACAACTATTGGCAGCGCAGTTTCCAGCGTTACCGTCACTGGCGCGTTCAGCGCAACTTATGACGCTTACAAAATCGTTGTCACGGGCGGCGTTGCATCTGGCAATATCCAAATGCAAATGTTACTTGGTGCATCTATTACGACCTATTACAACTCGCTTATTTACGCACCGTTTGCTACAGGAACACCCGCAGGTATTGGCAACAATAACCAAGCGTCATGGGATTATGTCGGCTACGGCACCGCAGACAGTTTGTCGTTTAACGCAGACATACTTGACCCGTTCGCAGCCAAATACACAAAACTAGTGAACGCTGTTTACACCGCAGTAAACGAAGCAGGGTCGGCTAGTGGCGTACACAAAACCGCTACAAGTTACACATCGTTTATTATTAGGCCATCATCAGGAACATTTACTGGCGGCACAATACGAGTTTACGGATACGCAAACAGTTAGGACATGACATGACATACGAGGAAGCAATTGCCGCTTATCCACACGACCAAGTAAACATCCAAGTTGACGACGTGGTGCGACCAATGACACCAGCCGAATACGAAGCGTTTATACAGCGTCAAGTAACAAATCCACAGCCAACGGCCGAATAGTGCAATTAAGTAATGAAGTCGCGCTACTGGCTGGCTAGTGTCATGCTTGCGCTTGTTTTAACCGCGTGCGAAACAACACGCACTAACGCACCGCAAAAAGTACGTAACAGCGCGCTAACACGTTGCGACACTATTGCCCAATGCGAACGGGTAACTAATGGCTAAAGAAAAATCAGAAATAGATTACCTACACGCGCGCATGATAGTTTTCGTTGGCTGCACTATTGCAGTTACGTTTGCAGTTACCGTTATTGGTTTTGTTTACGGCTTGCTGTTTGTTACTCAACCGTTAGAGCAATCACCAAACGATGCACAGTTCATTGACTTGCTATCAACATTGACTGTGTTTATGACTGGCACGTTGTCTGGCCTTGTTGCCGCCAACGGCCTTAAACGAAAACCTGCTGATGCCAGTACTACCAGCACTCCCTAACGTCATCGGCTCAAAGCCGTACACAGGCAACAGTGACGGTGCAGCCGCTGGCCCACGTGCCGGCATGGATGAAGTGATACGCCAAAGCATCAAATATGCCAATGGCGCGCTCTGGAATAACGGCAGTTGGGGTGTGCGTGATATGCGCGGCAAGCCCGGCTCAATGTCGGTGCACGCCACCGGTCGAGCATGGGATGCCTCAAACCGCATGACTGAAAAACATCAACAAGCAAACCGCAAAAGTGCGTTGATATTTATTAAAGCGCTGGTGGCCAACGCCAACGCGCTAGGTGTAGAGATGATTATTGATTACGCAGTTAAAGATTTTGGGCGCGCATGGAGATGCGACCGACAAGCATGGCAAAAGTATGACAAGCAAACAGTTGAGCATGGTGGCTCGGGCGATTGGTTTCATATAGAGCACTCACCAACCTTTGTCAATCAGCCTTTGACCCTTATACAGCAAGTGTTTCAGAGGGTATTCACCGAATTGCCACAATAATACCCTAAGGTCAAATGACCGGCGATAAGGGGAGATGCAATATGGCTGATGCCAAAACATATATCTATGAGGTTTACACAACGCACTTAGACAGCAACCAAATGGTGCTGGTGCAAATATTCCGTGACCCTGAAACAGACAAAGTGCTACACGCACAGATTGCGTTTAAGGATGCAATTGGTGACTCGTGGCAGACCCCTTACCAATTGGAGAAAAAATGAGTTATTTAGCAATCAAAATAGGTGCATGGATGATTAGCGGTTTGGCAGCGTTTACGTTGCTGTGGGATGCCAGCGCGCCACCAGCAGTAAAACTGCAACCGGGTGAACAGATCACAACAACCCTGATCAGCATTGTGCCCACGTTGCCAACCATTGCGCCAACCACTACCACAGAGGCAATCAAAGGCTGTGCACAATACGTGGCTGACGCAATCACGGCAGGCTGGCCAGCAGACCAAGCACCAATGTTGGCGCGCGTAATGTTTCGTGAGTCACGTTGCACACCAACTGCATACAACGGCAAAGACATGGCAGGCGGCTCATACGGTCTTATGCAGATCAATGGCCAACACAAGGCGTGGCTAATCGAGCAAGGTTTTATTACCAGCCTTGACGATCTGTTTGTGCCGTCAGTCAATCTCAGAGTCTCAGCACACCTCTACAGTATGGTGGGCTGGTCAGCGTGGGCAAGTACACATGGCTGACATCCCATATCCCGATAGTGGCATCAGCCAAGAAACAAGAGAAACAATGTATCCCGAAACTTACAGCGACAAATACAACAAAGTGTTTAAGACGTTTATTGATGACATCTTTAGACCAAACCACGTGCCAAAACCTGAACAGCCAGACCACTCAATCTTGTTAGATGAACTTGTACTGATGTATGACGCACACATGACCATCGGCGGTGAGCAAAACAGGTTTAACGCCTCAGTGATCAAAGCAGCAATAAATGTTATACGCGCCTTGTAAATTGTGCGGCCTGACAATGCACGGCACAAGATACCGGCACAACCCTGAAAAGGTAATGTGGTTACATCCCAACCTAAAAGCGTGTGCTAAAGTTAAACCAATAAACCCGACTAAGGAGACCCGACATGAGAACGAGTGACCATCCATCACTGCCATACAACGGCAAGAGCGGCCACGTGGCTGCATCTAAAACATCTACAGCGCGCGCATTGCACGAGGATGCAACAGGTGTTACAGGTAAGCGTCAGATTGCCATACTTGATGTCTTAGACACAGCAGAGTTTGGCAAAACATGGTCAGAGTTGGGCAACGATCTCAACCTGCATCACGGCCAAATATCAGGCGCGCTGTCAGTACTACATAACGCTGGTCGAGTGTTCGCATTACGGCGTGAACGCAACAAAAGCCAGATTTATTACCATTGCAAGTACCGCACCTCATTTGGCGATTACGAGCGGCTTGACTTTCCCGTTAAAACAGCCCACGCACAAGCCTCAGACGCGCTAGACGCGCTCCTAATGGCCGTAGATCAGTTACTTGAGTGCCAAACCATGCAAACAGTTGCAGCAGTACGCCACGCCAACGAGATGTACAAGGCGGTTAAATATGGGATTTGATCTATCGCTCTACGAGACCGTTGCCCAACGCCTTGTGCGCTGGTGGGATACGTTTCCCAACGGCCGCATCATCACCTCAATACATCACTATGACGGCTCAACAATCATCATGCGTGCCGAGTGCTACAACAACGATGACAAACTCATCTCAACCGGATACGCAGAGGAACAATTTGGCTCTAGTCCAGTCAATAAAACAAGCATGATCGAGAACTGCGAGACCTCATCAATCGGCCGAGCAATTTCCAACAGTTGCATAGGGCATTTAGGTGGTAATGACTCAGGCCAGCGCGCATCAATGGAGGAGATGGCAAAAGTCAACCGCGTGAACAGCGCGCCCAAGCCAGATTCACATGGCAGCGCTACACCTAAACAAATTGGGTTTCTCAAAAGCCTCGCGCGCGGTAAAGGATGGGATGATATGCAACTGCTCGAATACATCCACCGATTGTTACAAGTTGATGACGTAGTAGTTGAGACGTTGACCGCTGGACAATGCTCGGCCGTTATAGATGGGCTAAAGAAATGAGCACGATTACAGACGAACTGAAAGTGCTGATAACACTGTGCGACCTACTGCATCAAGTCAACTCTCTACATGACTTTATTGGTAAAGATGAGATTGATAGCCGATTGCGTTGGGCAGCCAAAAACACTGCAAACAAAATTAACCACCTCTCAAATCTGAACGGCTAAACCGATGAGAAACCCAAACGATGAATACGACCGCCTGCACGATCACATGACAGCAATAGCGCGCGAGCGTGACCACGCAGTACGCACGATAGATGCGCTTACAAAACAACTAGAGGAACTTAAAGATGCACTGGTCTTGGCGCATGAGGCGCTACGCAGGGAGATGCCATGAGTCGCACAGTCTGGCTTGCATTAGCGCTGGCAACTTTATGCGCCGTCTTAATGGTGCGATCTGATAAGAAATAGAACTCACACAACTGGCAAGTAGCGGATACCTAAGCCTGTCGCAGGGCGGTTGGATGACCGGCGGTAACGCCGTTAGACCAGCGCGTACAAAACCTGATACACGAGAGGCGATGTGCCAAGCGTTGGTGCGGCCTGTAAACATAATCAGGCAGATGTGCAAGGTAATCGGATTGAGGCAGCCCGATGGGTAGAGCATCATCACTTTGTCTCGATACACACATACAGATCACATACACTTAACAAACCGACACAACAGAGAGCAGCCCGTC